TGGCGGCGGGCTGATGCCGACCGTCGACATCAACGGCAATATCCGGAATACCTACGGCGACACGCAGGGGACGGCGGGACAGTTCCTCGGCGACAGCAACAACCACGGCAGCCCGTCGAGCCCGTTCCACTGATGCCCAGAACGCTCGTCCCACTCGATCGCCTGTGGCTCGCCGAACGCGATGGCGACGTCTGGGTGCTGTCGCGCAAGGACGACAAGGGCGTTTATCGCGAGCAGGAACGCTGGACCGGGCCGCGGCACAGCCTCTATTTCGCCTGTGAACAGCGCGGCATCGTGCCGAGCCGCGACGCCGACCGGCAGCTCATGCAATTGCCCGAGCAGTCGGGTTTTCGTGACGACGACGAGGAAGACGCCGCATGACCGAGGTCATCGACCGCACCCTGACCGACCTGCAGGTACGCGTCTATCGCTACATCCGCGACTATTTCGTCGAGCATGGCTTCGGCCCGTTGCAGGCCGACATCCGGCGCGAAACCGAATGCTCGGTCTTCGGCGTGCACACGGCGCTCAAGGCGCTGCGGGCGCGCAACCACATCGTCTACGAGAAATTCACCGAGCGCGGCATCGCGCCGGTCGACACCGAGCGTCATATTCGCCGTGAGGCGCCCAACGCCTGGGACAGGCTCAGAGGAGAACCGACCTATGAAACCCAATGATTTCAAGGCCTACAACGCCCGTGGGCCGGTGCACGCCGTGCAGCTGACGCCCGGCGACGAGGATGACTGGATCGCCGCCGACGACACCGGCCGGGTGCTTTCGACCGCCGCCGGCGAAGCGGCGGTGCGCAAGGCGGCGCCCGACGCCGCGCTCTATGCGCCGATGCTCAGGCTGCCTGGCCTCGACGGCAAGCCGCTGGTCTTCGGCAGCTACGTCGTCCGGCAGCCCGACGGCAACTTCACCTCGATCAGCCGCGGCGTGTTCGAGGAGCTCTACGCCGTCGCCGGCGACTGACGACGGCCGTGGGCGCGCTCGACGACATCGATCTCGACCGGCTCGAGCGCGACCTGCCCCATCTCGACGAGCACGAGAAGGTGCGCATCCTCGAATTGCTCGAGGAGCGCGACCGGCTCCGGCGCGTCGAGACCGCCCGGCAGAAATTCATCCCTTTCGTCAAGATGGTGTGGCCCGGCTTCATCCCCGGGGCGCACCACAACATCATGGCCGAGTGGTTCGAAAAGGTCGCCAGCGGCGAATGTAAAAGACTAGTAATTAACATGCCCCCTAGATTCACTAAGTCAGAATTGACTTCGTGGATGTTGCCAGCATGGTTCTTTGGCCAGTTTCCGACCAAGAAAATTATTCAGGCGTCAAATACTGACCGGCTTGCTAGTGGTTTTGGACGTCGCGTCCGTAATATGATTTCTGGCGAAGAAGCAAAAGGTGACGCCAGAGACCCCTACCACGAGATTTTTCCCGAAGTTTATCTCGCCAAGGACAGCCAGGCCGCCGATCTCTGGCACACCGGGCAGGGCGGCGAGTACATCGCCATCGGCGTTGGCGGCAAGATTACCGGCAAGGGCGGCGACATCGTCATTATCGACGATCCGCATTCCGAGCAGGAAGCCAAGAATGCCGAGGCCGATCCAGGCGTCTTCGAAGGCGTCTACGATTGGTACACTTCCGGCCCGCGCCAGCGCCTGCAGCCGGGCGGCGCGATCATCCTGGTGATGACGCGCTGGGGCAAGGGCGACCTCACCGGCAAGGTGCTGAAGAAGCAGGCCGAGGAAGAAAAGGCCAGGTCGCCGTTCTACGACAAGTGGAAGGTCATCGACCTGCCGGCCATCCTCGACGAGGACAAGCCGACCGAGCGGAGCATGTGGCCGGCCTTCTGGCCGCTCGAGGCGCTCAAGGCCACCAAGTCGTCGCTGCCGGTGAGCAAATGGCAGGCGCAGTACCAGCAGCAGCCGACGTCCGAGCAGGGCGCTATCCTCAAGCGCGACGCCTGGCGCATCTGGGGCGAGGACGGCAAGGAGCCGCCGGGCTCGCAGCATTACGGCAACTGGCGGTCCGACCAGCCGCCGGCCTGCCATTACGTGCTGCAGTCGTGGGACACGGCGTCGACCAAGACCGAGCGATCGGACTACACCGCCTGCACCACCTGGGGCGTCTTCGAGGCCGAAGACCCGAAAACCGGGCGCGTCATCAACAATTTGATCCTGCTCGACGCCTTCAAGGCGCGCATGGAATTCCCCGAGCTCAAGAAGCGCGTCAAGGACGAGTACAAGCGGCGCGCACCGGACAGCCTGCTCGTCGAATTCAAGAACAGCGGCATGTCGCTGATCCAGGAATTGCACGCCATGGGCGTACCGGCCGAGCCAATCCGCTTCGGGCGCGGCAAGGTCGGCGAGAGCAACGACAAGATTGCGCGCGCCAACAGCGTGACAGATATCCTCGCTTCGGGCTATGTATGGCGTCCATCGCGGCGATTTGCCGAAGAGGTAGCCGAGGAATGCGGGGAGTTCCCAAACGGTGAGCACGACGACTATGTCGACTCCGTCGTGCACGCGCTGCGCCGGTTTCGCGATGGCAGCCTCATCCGTACCGCCAATGACGACGTCGAGGACGACGAGGATGAGGACGCAGTGCCTCTCCGTCGCGGCAGGGCTTACTGATGGCTGACGCCGCGCGCGCCACCGGCATGCCGAACAAGCTCAACCCGCAGGGCGGGCTCGACGAGGGCGCGGCCAACGACGACTGGCTCGACAACGCCGTCGCCACGCCGACCGATGACGGCGGCATGGTGCTGTCGGCGCCGCAGGACGAGGCTCCGTCCGAGGTCCCCTTCGACGGCAACCTCGCCCTGCTGATGACCGAGCAGGAACGGCAGAGCCTGGCGCTGCGTATCATCGACACCGTCGAGCGCGACGAGCGCAGCCGCAAGCCGTGGAAAGACACCTACGCCCGTGGCCTCGACCTGCTCGGCCTCGTCTACGAGGAGCGCACGCAGCCCTGGGAGAACGCCTGTGGTGCCTTCCATCCGATGCTGCTCGAGAGCGTCATCCGCTTCAATGCGCAGGAGATGAGCGACCTGTTCCCGGGCTCGGGGCCGGTTAATACCAAGGTCGTCGGGCGCATGACCGACGACAAGCAGCGGCAGTCGAACCGCGTCAAGGCCGACCTCAACAACATCCTGCTCCGCAAGATGAAGGGGTTCCGCGACGAAACCGACATGCTGATGTTCGCGCTGCCCTTTGTCGGCTGCGGCTTCCGCAAATGGCGATTCGACACGCGCCGCAAGCTGCCGGCGGCCGAGTATATCCTCGCCGAACACGTCGTCATTCCGTACTTCGCCACCTCGCTTGAATCGGCGCCGCGCTTCTGCGTCTACCTCAACAAGACCCGGCAGTGGATCGAGCAGCAGCAGCGGCGCGGCCGTTATCTCGACGTGCGCGTCGGCGATGGCATAATGGTGCGCGACCAGATCAGCGACAAGCGCGACGACATCAAGGGCCAGACGCCACCGGTCGACGCGCGTGACTACACGCACCGCCTCTACGAAGAATACATCCATCTCGACCTGCAGGGCATCGACACGCTGGTCGAGGACGGCGAGGAAGCGCCCTATGTGGTGACCGTCGACAGCGTCAGCTACCAGCTGCTCGGCATCTACCGCGACTGGAAGCAGGGCGATCCGCTGCAGGAACGCCAGCGCACCGTCACTCACTACAAGTACATGCCCGGCTTCGGCCCCTACGGCATGGGCCTGATGAACATCCTCGGCAGCCTGACCGAGAGTGCCACCTCGATCCTGCGCCAGCTAGTCGACGCCGGTACGCTTGCCAACCTGCCGGCCGGCTACAAGACCAAGCAGGCGCGCATCAAGGGCGATTCGGCGCCGATCGCCCCCGGTGACTGGCGCGATGTCGATCTCGCTGTCGGCGAGTTGAAGAACGCCTTCTACCCGCTGCCCTACAAGGAACCCTCGACGGTCCTTTACCAGTTGCTCGGCAATGTCGTCGACGAGGGGCGGCGCATCGGTAGCGTCGCCGATCTCAAGATCACCGACATGACGGGCCAGAACATGCCGGTCGGCACGACGCTCGCCATCATCGAGCGGTCGATGAAGGTGATGAGCGGCGTGCAGCAGCGCGTCTACGCCGCGGCCGAAACCGAGTACAATATCTGCGCCGAAATCGTGCGCGATTTCATGGGGCAGATTCCCTACGATTTCGAGCTCGAGCCGCAGGACCAGCAGGCGACGCGCGAGGCCGACTACAACGAGATGGTCGGCATCGTGCCGGTGGCCGATCCGAACGCCACGACCATGGCGCAGCGCATCATGGTCAACCAGGCGATCATCCAGCTGACCGGCCAGGCGCCGCAGATCTACAACCTCAAGGAAGTGCACCGGGCGATGATTTCCTCGCTCGGCTCCGAGGAATCCGACCGCTTCATTCCGCCCGATTCCGACGTGCAGCCGGCCGATCCGGTGACCGAGAACGCGCGGTTGATCAACAACCTGCCGGTCGCCGCCGGCCCGGCGCAGGACCACGACGCGCACATCGCCGTGCACATGGCGGCGATCAACGATCCGAACATCGCCAGCGTACTCGGCAAGTCGCCGCTTGGTCCTTCGATCATGGCGGCCGCTGCGGCGCACATCCAGGAACATCTCGCCTTCCAGTACCGCGACCAGATCGAGCAGCAGATGGGCGTGCAGTTGCCGCCGCCCGACCAACCGCTGCCCGACGACGTCGAGTACAACCTGTCGAGCGTGGTGGCGCGTGCCGCCGACAAGCTGCTCGGCAAGCACCAGGCCGAGGCCAAGGCGGCCGAGATCCTCGACCACATGCAGGACCCGGTGGTACAGGCGCAGCAGCGCCAGCTCGACCAGGACCAGCAGAAGATCGACAATCGCCACATGGTCGACATGGCCAAGCTCGACCAGGCCGGCCAGCAGCAGGTCTGGAATCTCATCCAGACGCTGATCCGCGAGAAGGGCAATACGCTGCGCACCGCCATCACCGCCGAGGGCAACCAGAAGGCAGCGCTGACCGACCAGGAGACGCGCGCTGCCGAGATTGCCGCCGAACTCGCCGGCACGATCGTCGAATCGGCCGCCTCGGTCGATGCCGCGCGCGCCAAGGGGTCGCCGTCCAGTGGATGAGTTCGAAATCATTCTCAAGGACCTGCGCGAGCGCCGAGCCGCGGTCGAGAATGCCATATTGACGGGCAGCGAGGCGGCGGATTATCCGGCGTATCGCGAACTCGTCGGTCGTCGCCAGGGGCTTTATGACGCCGAGCAGGCGATCGAGGATATCAGGGCGTCGCTTTCCCGACAGGAACAATGATGAACGACACCATCGAGAAACCTTCCGTCGAGGTGACCGCCACGCCGGCGGTCCGGCCGTCGACGCCAACGCACTTCACAGGGCCGCGCGCGCCGGAAAACGCCGCCGACCAGCTGATCGTGCCCGACCCGGTCGGGCACTTCATGCTGGTGGCGCTCCCCGACAACGTCACCAAGATCGGCAGCATTTTGACGCCGGACGACTGGCAGGACCGCGAACGGACCGCTTCGGTCATCGGCACCGTCATGTCGCTCGGCAAGGACTGCTATCAGGGTACGTTCCCGAATGGCGCCCCGCGCTTTCCCAATGGCCCGTGGTGCAAGGAGGGTGACGTCGTCATCTTCGGCCGCTACGCCGGGCATCGGTTCCGGGTCGGTGGAGTCGAGTGGCGCATGCTGTCCGACGACCAGATCGTCGGCATCGTGCCGCCCGGCGCGAAAGTGGAGGGCATCTGATGCCAGGCGATATGTTCGATGTGAAGGGTGCCGATGGCATGCCGGAGCGTGTCGTCATCGATCTCGAGGACAAGGACCCGAACAAGTTCCGGGTGCTGGACGAGAACGACGACGGCCAGCAGCAGGACCAGCAGCAGGACGATATCGACGCCGGCGAGCAGGATCTGCGCGGCGAGATGAACTCGCGCGAGAACAAGCGCATCTCGCGCCTGCGCGCCGAGTTGGGAACGGTGACGACGCAGGTGACGATCGCCGCGCAGGAACGCGATGGCGCAGTCGCCGCCCTGCAGGCGGCCAACGCCGAAATCGCCCGGCTGCGTTCGAGCGAGACCACCGCGGCGACGGCGCTCGGTTCGTCCATGCTCACCGAGCGCGAGAAGTCGATGGACCTCGCGCGCAGCAAACTTGCCGCCGCGCACGAGGCAGGCAACGCCAAGGATATCGCCGACGCCACGGCGGAAATTGCCCAGCTGGCGGCGGATATTTCGGCCATCAAGGCGCGCATCCCGGTGCAGCCGCGGCAGGACCCGACCCAGCAGCAGCAGCCGCCGCAACAGCAGCAACAGCCGCAGCGCCAGGCACCGCCGCAGCAGCAGGTCACCATGGCGCCCAATGTGGCGGCGTGGATTTCGCACAATCGCGGATGGTTCGGACAGCCGGGGCACAAGGAGCGCACCGACCTGGCTTACGCCACGCACAACGCGCTGGTATCGCGCGGCGTGCAGCCGGCGTCGCCCGAGTACACGCGGGAACTGGACCGCGCGCTCAAAGCCGTGTACACCGATCACGTTCCTTTTGCGCCGCAAGGCACGAAAGAGAACCAGAACGGGGGGCGCATGACACGCACAAACGTGGTTGCCGATGGGTCTCGTGAAGATTCGCTCCGGCAGCCGCGCGTCGTGGATACGCGTCACGTCGAACTGAGCGCCAGTCAGCTCGCTCTCGCCAAGCGGCTGAACGTCACTCCGCAGGCTTACGCCAAGGAGCTGGTGAAACAGCAGCAGAAGGAAGGCGCACAATGACAGGGACACACAACGCCTGGGACGCCCTTGCAGGGTCCTCGACCAGGACGCCGCGCTCCCTGGAAACGCGTGAACGGACAAGCGAGTATACGGAACCCGATCTTCTGCCGGCGCCAGCGCCGCGCGACGGATTGGTCTTCCGCTACATTCGCACGGACTTCCGCGGCAATGCCGACAAGAACAACTACTACCTGCGCAAGCGGGAGGGTTGGGTGCCGGTGACTGCCGAGGAACACCCCGAAATCGTGGCCGAGCTCGGCTTCGAAATCGCCAACGGCCCGATTACGACGGGCGGCCTGATCCTGTGCAAGGCTCCCGAGGAGCTGATGCGCCAGCGTCGCCGCCACTTCGACAGGAAGGCCATGGTGCAGGTGGAAGATGCGGACAACGCCTTCCTCCGCGACAATGACGAGCGCATGAAAAAGTTCCGTGAACGCCAGACTCGCGATACCTTTGGCCCGGGCTTCGCCCGCAGCTAGAGGTATCTCCTCACGGAGAATTCCCGATGACTTCCGCTGCCTATCCCTACGGCGCAGTGCCCGTGGAGAATCTGGCTGCTGGCTATGACACCGAGGGCTTCGAGACGCTCACCATCGCCGACGCGTACGCGACGTCGATTTATTTTGGTGACTTCGTCAAGCTGGCCTCCACCGGCGTCATCCAGAAGGATACCGGCACTTCGACGCTGACCCCGGTCGGCATCTTCCTCGGTACCCGCTACATTTCGCCCACCCTGGGCTACGTCCTCGACGACCAGTACTGGCCGGCGAGCCTTTCCACCGGCGACACCGTCCAGGCCAAGGTCGCGACGAATCCAAACCTCGTCATGGACATGCAGGCCAGCGGCTCGGTGGCGCTCAGCGACATCGGCGCCAATGCCGGTGTGGTGCAGACGGCCGGTAACGCGACGACCAAGAAGAGCAAGAATGCGCTCGACCAGTCGTCGATCAACACCACCAACACCCTGCCGCTGCGTATCCTCAACCTGGTGCAGACGCCGGACAACGCCTGGGGCGACAGCTTTACGCGCGTCCTGGTGAAGTTCAACAACCACCAGTACACCACGACGACCGGCGTCTAAGGGCAAGGGAAAGGAGAAACAGAAATGGCTGCAATTTCCCGTGCCCAGCTCCTCCGCGAGCTGCTCCCCGGCCTCAACGCTCTCTTCGGGCAGGAATACGCCCGTTACGAGAACGAGCACGCCGAGATCTACAACGAGTACGGTTCCGACCGCTCGTTCGAAGAAGACGTGAAGCTCACTCCCTTCGGCACCGCGCCGGTCAAGGAGGAAGGTTCCGCCACCTACTTCGATACCGCCCAGGAAGGCTACGCCGCGCGCTATACGCACGAGACGGTGTCGATGGGCTTCGCCCTGACGCAGGAAGCGTTCGAAGACAACCTCTACGATTCGCTTTCGGCCCGGTACGTCGCCGAGCTCGCTCGCTCGATGGCCAACACCAAGCAGATCAAGGCGGCCGCCGTCCTCAACAACGGCTTCTCGGCCTATAAGACCGGCGACGGCGTGTCGCTGTTCAACACCTCGCACCCGCAAGTCGCGGGCCCGGTGATCTCCAACACGCAGGCCACCCCGGCTGACTTCAACGAAACCTCGCTCGAGGCGGCGACCATCCAGATCGCCAAGTGGACCGACGAGCGCGGCAAGCTGATCAACGCCCGGGTGCGCAAGCTGATCATCCCGGTCGATCTGCAGTACACCGCCAGCCGCGTGCTCAACTCCGAGCTGCGCGTCGGTACGTCGGACAATGACATCAACGCCCTGAAGTACTCGGCGGCGGTGCCGGATGGCTTCGCCATCAACCACTACCTGACGGACACGAACGCCTGGTTCCTGCTGACCAACGTGACCAACGGGTTCAAGTACTTCAACCGTGTACCCATTAGTGAGGCTACCGACGGAGACTTCACGACGGGTAACTTCCGGTGGAAGCAACGCGAACGCTATAGTTTCGGCGTGAGCGATTACCTTGCCGGCTGGGGCTCGCCGGGCGGCTCGTAATACTTCTGGTACTCAGAGGTTTACTGGAAAGGGCGTTGTGCAAACAACGCCCTTTTCTGTTGCCGCCGGTGCTGCTACCGGCTACACAGGCCTAGCGAATCCATGCATGGGATCGTTTGTCGGTCGTAAAGACCCACCTGCACCAGTGACAAAAGCCCGGCCTTGTGCCGGGCTTTTTCTCGCCGTAGCTTGAAGATGTCGCCGTGATTCGTATTCTCCTCCCACGAATCGCACCATGGTGGTGAGGCGACAGTCCTCCTCTGTTCAACTAGGCCCGGCGGCCAACACCGGGCCTTTCTTTTTCAGCCCCAACGTCGTATCAAAGGTTCCGTTCCGGGGTAATCGAGCGCCGTCGGGTGGACCCGGCCCGAACGCTATGCAGACGACGGCGCGAAGTTGCATAGGACATGCTCGATGTCGCATTTCATTCGTCCGCTGCTCGTCGGCGTAGCCGCCCTCAATTCGTGGGGCGACACCGACCTCAGCCAGACAGCCACCATCGCCTATACCGATACCACGGCGAAGTCGCTGTTCGTCATTCCGCACCCGTATCGCATCATCGAGTGCTACCTTGATGTCACCACGGTGTTCAACGACAGCGGCACCGACCTGATCAGCGTCGGCTTCTCCGGTACCCAGGGCGCCTTCATGAACGGCGCCAGCGGTGCCAGCGCAGCCCGGGTGCTCGGCTCGGCCTCAGCCACCTTGAGCGGCTGGTATAGCGCCACCGACGACGGCCTTGGCACCACGGTGACGGCCATCTATGTCGGCCAGAACGGCGACGCGACCACCGGCGCGGCGCGTATCACGCTGGTCTACGCCGCCTTCAAGGCGAACAATCCGTAAGGAGGCCGGCATGGCCAAGACGCCCAACTTCAAACCGGGCGGAACACCGGGCAAGCTGCACCGCGAGCTCGGCATTCCGACGGACAAGAAGATCGGCTCGAAGCGTCTCGCCGAGGCAGCGAAGTCCAAGGACCCCGAGATCCGTCGGGACGCCAAGCGCGCCCAGACCATGGCGAAGTGGAAGAAGTGATGGCCAAGAAACCGTTCGAGAAGTCGGGCCGCGACAAGGAACCGCGCGGCATGAAGGAAGGGTCGAAGGCCGAAGAGGCCTATGATCGTCGGCAGGCGAGCCCCAAGAAGGGCGCCGGGCGCGGGAAGAAGTAACCCATGGCCATTTCCAAGTTCGGTCCACGCGACTGGATTGCCGGGTTCTTCTCGTCGATCGGCGGCGTGTCGGTACCCATCCCGGCGTTCGTGCCGACGGATTCCAGCGGTAACGTCCAGCCCTTGCCAGCGGCCTCGGTAACTTATTCGGCCACTGCCTCGGTCACCGCCGCCGCTTCGGCGACGGACATTGCCATCCTGCCCGGTTCGGCCAGCAAGACGATCTACGTCACGCGCGTCGTCGTCTCAGGCAAGCAGACTACGGCGGGACTGGTCGAAGTGCTGCTGATCAAGCGCTCGACGGCCGACACCGGTGGCACGTCCGCTGCGATG